GTGTTTTATCAAATTTAGTGACCAAGTCCAGCTCTCACACTATTTAGACAGCATAGCTACCTGTCTTGTAGTGTCAACTGGCCCATTTGCAAGGGGTTTCCTTGTATCTGGTGTCATTACCATATTTATTGCTCTTTGCGCCTATTTGAGAACATTTAAGCGACAACCACGAAGAATGATTATGAACAAGGCAACCGACGACCTTGTCACCATTGATTGTGATGAAGTCCGTGAGGCCGCTGATACGGGAATTATGTCGAAACAGTTGTTAAAACTGTTGTATGACAATAAAGCGGTTGGTATTTTTCGTAAGAATACGAAATACCGTGGTGCCTTACTAGCTATGGCCAAGGCCAAATGGCCATTGTTGACTCGAGATTCCGCCAATTATCAAATGGTTTGGAAATACTTGTCAGAACGCATGCATGAACATGGGGTTAGACCGTCCCATGCAGCTAACATGCTACCACAACTTGTGGAACTAGTGTTCCGACCAAGCCGAGCCCAGATGTGGGCTAAGGCTTGTGCGTTAAGTCAGAACCATGTGAATGATATTAAAATTCACATGGCCGATGGGGAAACCATTGAGGGGGATAAAGTCCCCTCAATGGCATCGGCCTGAGACGCCCCAGTACTTGTACCTGGAGTCACTGGGGGGCTATCTAAAGCCCCCTTTCCCAACGGTGATTCCACTTTGGAGGTACAAAAATATTGGGACGTTGAGCCGAAGGTACGTAAGAGTGTACACTTACAACACCTTTCACCACCAGTACATTTCGGCGTACATAATTCATCAATTCAAAACCTTGAACGTGCCATCAAAGAGAGGGTATTCTTCGTTAAGTCGAAGGATGGGGACTTTGTTCCCGCGCCTGCACCCAAACCACACCACTTTGAGGCTAAGTTGTCAGTTTTTCGACAGCAATTAATAGACCGACTGCCCTCGACCACCCCTATACAATTAAGAGAATTTCCGCTCTTGTATACGGGTCGCAAGCGTACGATCTATGAAAATGCTGTCCAGTCCCTAATGCACGAGGGAGTTTCTATTAAAGATTCAAAACTGAAAGCGTTCGTCAAGGCAGAGAAGATCAATTTTACTGCCAAGGGCGACCCTGTACCACGTGTCATACAACCTCGTGACCCGCGTTACAATGTCGAACTAGGATGTTTCTTGAAACCTGTGGAGAAACAATTGTATAAAGCTATTAACAGGGTATTCGGATCTACTACAATTATGAAAGGACTCAATGCAGAGTCCGCTGGTAGAGTTGTTAAACAAAAGTGGGATAAGTTTTCCCGACCTGTCGCAGTTGGCCTTGATGCTTCCAGATTTGATCAACACGTGAGTGTTGATGCTTTACAATGGGAGCATGCCATCCATGTTAGGATGACCCAAGGCCAAGCCAACAAATTGAAGTTGTCTAAACTTCTTGCTTGGCAGCTCGACAATCGTGGGGTTGGTTATTGCCGCGACGGAAAATTAAGGTATTCCGTCAAGGGTAAACGGATGTCTGGTGACATGAACACCGGCTCTGGAAATTGTTTACTCATGTGTGCAATGATTTATTCTTATTGTTTTGAACGTAAAATAAGTAATTATGAACTCATGAATAATGGAGATGATTGTGTTGTTATCATGGAACAAAGAGATTTAGAGCGGTTCCAGCAAGGGCTGGACTCTTGGTTCCTCGGGATGGGGTTTAATATGAAGGTTGAAGAACCTGTCAAGGTCATTGAACAAATTGAGTTTTGTCAAACCCATCCTGTATTTGATGGTTGTAAATATGTTATGGTTAGGAATTTGAAAAACGGTCTATCAAAGGACTGTCTTTCACTGACGTATAATGATACAATCAATTCACTCTTCCATTATTATCGCGAACTCGGTGAAGCGGGGCTTCACCTCACTGGAGGTATTCCTATTTGGCAGGAATTTTACAATAGACTACTTGGGTGTGTACCTGACACAGTCAAGTCGTCGAAACGACGCAGTAATGTATACTCACAAAATGTAGGTATGATGATGCTGGCAGACGGCATGCACAGAAAGTATGCTGACGTTACCGCTGCAGCAAGATTTTCATTTTACCTAGCGTTTGGAGTTACCCCAGATGAGCAAAGGAGTGTAGAGAGTTACTATAGAGAAGTAACTATATCTTTTGACAAAAAGATGGCTTGTGGGTTGTCCTTAAACCTCAAGCATAATTTTCCGAATGGTGAACAACCTCGTTGGTAGAGAACTACCGCCAGCCCCGGGCTTCGGGGAATTGGGTTCTGGAACTTAATCAGCCCAAAACGGTGGCTTTGCCTTAATACTTCCGTGCTAAACAAAATGCCGAGAGACTACACGGCGCTAACCCTATGGTGTTCTAGGATGTATAGTCCCATTGACGGTGGTATCCAATACACGTCATGCCTAGTTTATTCGTTTTCGGTTCTACACGCCGCACAATGATGTTGATGTTTTCTTTTCCAATCATCATCCTCCTACTCGGAATCTCATGTATGATATCCGTGATAGTTGATTACATGACTAATCAGTTGTTGTACGAATTCACCTAACCCCATTACTATGGGGTGTTCCAGAATGTATAGTCCGTGTCCTGCACATGGATCCAATATATGCAGAGGAAAAATATTAAAATTAAAAAT